CTTGTTGATTCATTATAAATTAAACAGTGTTTTAGCAATTCCGTTTTCTACACGGAGTATGTTATAACTTAGGCCTAAAACTCTAAGTTCTCTTTTAGCATTCTGATCTGGTAATATCCTGAGTTTTATATCCTGTTCTTTAATTAAACTAAAATTTCTTTGACCTGTTGGATACCACCGTTCCGGTTCGAGTGCAAAACTATACGAATAATATCTTCTAAATAATTGTGTTCTTGAATGGTGTATACCACTCTGTATTGCGCGTAAGTTTATGACATTACCTGTAACTTTATCTAAAATAACAGAATCGTCTAATTGTATTTCAAGGTTTTGTAAATGTTCATAATTTACGTATTCACCGTTATACAATTGGTAATGTGAATCATAATCAAAATTAGTAACAAAATAAGGCGTCGCCGAGCTTGGAAGTTCCTTTCTAAGCGTTTGAATTATAAAAAACAACTCTTTTACAGGATTTTTAAATTTAAGTTTATGTTTAACATCAACTGTAGAACTTACATCTGAATCTTGTGGTATTATAGATTTACTCTCTTGTACCTGCGTGATTATATAATCTATTTTTTTACTTAATAACATCTGTTTTTCTTCTTCATCTAGAGAAACCATTTCAGTTGTTAATTTTAAACTTTTTATAAGTCCTTTTGTTTGTACGAAATCACCTAAATAAAAAATTGAATTACTATTTGCAGGGTTGGTTGTATCGTACCCCCAAACACAATCTTTTAGATCTCTAAGTTTTATAACAATTTCTATTTCCTGACCTGTTATGGCACAAAGTGGTACAGCGAGTTCGGGATTATTATAAAAATAAAACGGTATATCAACGAAATATTTAGTATCAGAAGTTGCTAAACCTATATACCCAGCAATTTGAACTGTAGATACATTAGTACCTGAAAGTTCTAAAGGTGGTTTACCAATAAGTTTCGCCAAGTTATATTGTTTTGTTTGTGTAACGTAATTATCAGAATATATAGCTAGAAAATCACTTGGTATACGCTGAATAACCTGACCACCTATCAGAATTTCTACATACTCAATCATGGCATGACCTATAGACTCAACGTATCCTATACCTTCAATACCACCTACTAAATTCTGTTGTATACTAGATAATTCAACTTTCATACTCACGGTTTTAAGAAGATCACCTTGGTTTTGTGGTATAGTACACCTAATAGTGTTCCCAAATTCTACTTCACCTTCAACGTCTAAATCAACAAAGAATGGTGCAAAGTTTGTATGTTTTTGAAAATTCTTTATGAAATATGTATATTCGGGGTCGTCTGTAAAAAAAGCGTCCTGTGGACCAGATGTTTGTAATTGAACACGACCAGCCATTACTAGTATAACTGACTAAAATTTTAAACCCCCAAGTCCGCTGCTTATACGTAAAACGTTATAGTTTACAGCGTATACGTAAACTTTGTGCCCGAAACTCGCGTCTGGTGTATCGAGTTCAACTTCTATCAAATTATGGGCTATTCTACTCATATTAACTTGCCCAGTCGGGTAATATGTTTCTGGTTTTAACGAGAAACTATAGACACCAAAGTTATTACCCGTTGTCCCCGTGTAATACTTTAATGGTTGTTCATAACTTAACATTAAATTATCGGCATCTATAATTGTATTATTATTAAACTTCATGGTAACTTGTTTTAATGGTTCGTATTTATACACGTCATCACTAACAGCCACAAAAAACATTTCTTTGACTGGGTTTTTAAAGTTAAGCATACCAGATTTTTTTGATATACCAGCGTTAAACTTGAATTGAGACATTTGTACTTGAGTTATAACGTATTCTATAGGACGTGTAAGTAGAAAACTCTTTTCATCATCGGTAATAAAGAAGAAATCTGTCACGAGAGAAACCACTTTGATAGATGAAGAGATAACTGAAGGTGGGTCTGATAGTGCACCACCTGTTCTTGTATACGTTACGGTTACATCCTTGAGTTTTTTAAATTTTATATGTACTTCTACTTGTTGTTTTGTTAGAGCACACACGGGTATAGCTAAACTTGGGTTTCTGAAGAAATAAAAGGGTAAAAATACATTATAATCCCAATCGTATGTCACGTCTATATAATTACCGTGTCCCGTTAAGAAATAGAGGGTTTGATCAATATCATCTTTATTACTATGTATTTGGTCATACATGTAAATATAATCACCCGTTATTCTCTCTATGGTTTGACCACCAATAACGAGATCAGCGTATTCTATTAATTGTGCACCTATAGATTCCCGGTATCGAAGCGTTTTCACGTTTATTTGACCACCCATATTTGAGTGTGCAGAACAGTAATAGTATAACGTGGAAGGTGCGTTTCTTGGTACAACGAATGTAACAGTACCAACTTGTGCACCACCACCAGTCACGCCAGTTTCATACGCAGAACCACCATTACGGGTTCCATTAATCGTTTCAGATAGGTAAAACGGATGACTAGATGCGTTCACATTAAAAGTATACGTGGCACCTTCATACAGTGTAAGTGTATCTTGGGAAACACCATCTATAAAGTATTTACCATCAGCAGCAGTCACTGCAAATGATTTATCCGGTGTAGTTGGTTTAGGTAAAGTAAATTTAAGCATTGTACTTCGAATAAGATCCCCTTTGTTTTTGGGGATACGGGATTCCACTACCGCGTCGTAATCAATATCACCATCAAACGGTGTTTCTATAGCTTCAGTTGAAAATTTAGTATGCCTCTTAAAATTCATCAGGAAATATGAAAATTCTGGTTCTCCGGTAAGCCATTGGTCCTGGATACCCGTGATAGCAAGGTTTAATCGACCAGCCATTATTACTTTATGCGAGTAAAATTTTATGAAATAAAACGACACGATAATGTAGATGAATCTTCAATTGAGAAAATTTAAACCCGAAAAAATGGCAGACGATAAAGTTTGTGTTTTTATTGGTAAACGTAATACAGGTAAATCAACACTCGTTACTGATATTCTGTACCATAAAAAACATTTACCAGCGGGTATAGTTTTATCAGCAACAGAAGAAGGTAATCATTATTATCAACAGTATATACCGGACCTTTTCATATACGGTGATTATGATAAAGAGGCTATTGAACGTGTAATGGATAGACAAAAAAGATTAGTTGGTGCAGGTAAACAAAATTGTGGAGCCTTTCTTCTTTTAGATGACTGTATGTATGATTCTAAATTTATGAAAGATACGTGTATTCGACAATGCTTTATGAATGGACGACATTGGAAGATATTTTTCATGTTAACCATGCAATATTGTATGGATTTACCACCAGCACTCAGGGCAAACATTGATTACATTTTCATTTTACGTGAAAATATAATTCAGAATAGAGAAAAATTATTTAAAAACTTTTTTGGTATTTTTCCGTCCTTTGAGATGTTTAATAAAGTTATGGATTCGTGTACAGAAAATTACGAATGTTTGGTATTGGATAATACGTCTAAAAGTAATAAAATAGAAGATTGTGTCTTTTGGTATAAAGCAACCCTTCGTAAAAACTTCAGAGTCGGTGCACCAGAGTACTGGCAAACACATAAAAAGATGTTTAATCCGAAACATGGTAATATGAAAGTAGGAGACCCAAATTCAGTTAAAAAGAACACACCCTTTAAAGTTACGAAAAGGAAATGATAAGATCAATTGCTAAACGAATGTATACAACTTTAAATTTACATACCAATAAAAATATGACTGTGGTGTATCCAGCTTATAATGAATTTAAACCAGATGATAGTGACGATGGGTATAGAATATTAATTGATGTATGTCATTATACAAAAACTGTTTATATAGATAACGATATGTGTGATTACGATAAATTAAATGATTTACCCAGGATCATAAAAACATTTGGGTGTTTATATCCAAACTACACTCTTCAGGGCAATGACGCGTAATCATTTAAAACCAAAAAACTACGTACATATAAATGGCGACAGACGTTAGAACGATGAATCTTTCAGATAATGGCGATGGTATGGTTTCCCTAAATGACAATCAGGGTACATCTTTCGTGCCGAATATACCCCCTGAAAAAAATGTGAGTGAAAATAAACAGACAATGGACTCTACTTCGATTTCCGATATTATGGGTCAAGCCGAGGAACCACTCGAACCACCAATGATGAGCGCCGATCCAAGAATGACACAAATGCACATGCAAGCTCCAATGATGATGGCGCAACAACAACAACCAGTAGCACAACAAGCAACTGAAAAAAAATCCGAATCTAAAAATCCATTCAACCTTACTGATGACCAGTTCCAAGCACTCATTGTAGCTGTATGTGCTGCGGTGGCAATTAGTAAGCCAGTTCAAGAAAAACTCGCGAACTTTGTCCCATCGTTTTTGAACGACCAGGGAAATCGAAGCGCAATCGGCTTAGCGTCGACCGGTATGGTCGCGGCGATCGCCTTTTACCTTGCGAGAAAGTATACTTAAATCGCATTATAATGTCTATACATTCTTTTTCCGAAAATAAAATAGGAAACGAGAAATCCGAACAGTAAACCAACTGCGCGAAGTCCTAGAACAGTACCAGTACTCTTCGTAGTTT